ATGTCCGGTGCAGCACCTGCTTTCGATGCTTCAGCCCATAATAAGCGCAACTGGTCCACATCCTTCAGTGATTCAGCTTCTGCGAGCCAGTCCCTAGAGACTTTGCGCTCCTCAAAGCGCTGCACTTTCTCCATCTCTTCCCTAGAGGCACGCTTGTTGCCTGAATAGCCTGCATTACTTAGGGCTCTACCTATCGCGCTGGTCTCGCATACCTCAAGGGCAGAGCTAGCCTGCGGTCCAGAAGCGCTGTCCACCTCATAAGCAAGTCCTGAAGCTTTAGGACAGTTTCTCTCCACATCCTCACCAGTGAGAAACACCAGTGCTCGGACAACCCAAATCTTCTCAGACCGATACTCAGGGATCGTCTCATTGTCAGTCAGGATGCGACCATCAGGCCAGTCCCCATAAAAGCGTTTGATTCTAGACTCAACGGTCTCATAGTCATCAAGCGAGAAACGAGCCATCACTTCTCCTCCATGTACGCAGCCAAAGCAAGCATCGCCACATCAGACACACTCACATCCATCCTGTTAGCCATCACCAGCAGGCGCGTATAAAGCTCCTCATCAACTGCTGTCACCAGGATTGTCACATCAGCTTTCACACTCATTACTTGCCTCTCTTCTGTTCCAAAATCTTTGCCTCAAGCTTCCAAAAGTCGCGCCACAACTCAGGCCTCTGAGTCTCGCGTAGATCCTGCACATACTTTGATGCAATGTTCAACACTGCTTGGTCCTTCTTATCCATGATGGATCCTTTCCCATAACCGGTCAGCTGTATCAATCAATGAACTAATCATGTCCTCATCCCGTTCAATCCACAACACCTGCGGCTCAAACCAGGCTGGAGCAAACACACCATCAACATCAATGCGCAACATCCATGCAAACAGGCACCGGCTGGCCCCTGTTACATGTAGCTGCCATTGCACTTGCCTACGGTACTGAATAGGGATGCTCTTAGCCTCCCAGTCCTGCCCAGTGGTCTTGATCTCTGCAATGAACTCATGATCTAAAGACAACCCATCAGGCGTGGCAAGATGCCACACAGTGTCCCTGTTAGCAATCAGCCACTCATTAGGGAGAATCCCGAAACGCTCATGAACATACTTAGCCAAGACCGGCTCCATGTCCCTACCAAACTTCATGAAGTCGTTATCCTGCTCCTGGAAGTCCTCAAACCAGTTCTGAACAGCCTGCTCAAACCCTGCAGGAGTAGCAGCCTTAGAGACCTGTGTGGCAGTCACACCCTCCTTGCGAGATCTAACCCAATCTGCAGGGAACAGCGCTTTAGAAGCAATGAACTGCTTAGGCTTCAGCATCAACCGCGAAGCTTCTCATAACGCGCACGAGCAACCTGCATAGCCTCAGCTACCAGTTCCTCACCAGCCTCTTGCTTAGCCGCCTTCAAAGCTGGAAGCGACTGCCTCCAAGTTGAACCGCTATCAGACTGACTATCAATCCAGCCGGCGAAAATAAGCTGCGCAAGCCGTTCTACTGTTTCTGCTCTGTTGTCCACGATCTCCACCTTTCCATTACTCTGAGTATATGAAGGACCACCCACACAGACCCTACTCAAACCTGATGGCCGCTGTGGATCGCGTAGGCACCACACCTTGCATGGACTGTCCCGAAGTGTTCTTTCCTGAAGACTTCCCAGACAAGGCCACTAGGGAGTACGCCATCACGCTAGCCAAGAAGCTGTGTGCTGGTTGCCCTATCAAGGATGAGTGTTTCATGTACGCCAGTGAAAGCAATGAGCGTTACGGGGTTTGGGCTGGAACGCTGCCCTCTGAGCGTTAGCAGTCAGGACAGTCATGAACCATCCTTGCCAGGCTGTCTAGATCTGTCCAAGGTGAAACAGGTTTGTGATTGTCAACACTGTTCAACATGTTCACCATCTCTGTCTCACACACAGCCATAGTTTCAGCCCACACCTGTAGCACGCGCCTCTGATCATTGTTCAGCTCACCCAGTGATCGCTTAGCCATCTTCAGGCTCCTGCTCAAAGTCAGGAACCCTAGAGAGCTCATTTAAGTGCAGCCGAAGAACCTGAGCCTGCTTCCGAGTCAGACACAAAGTGCCAGGCTCCAGCATTGACCACACATCATCTCTGAGGCGCACTGTAGCTTCACGCCCATCCCAGTGCACATCCATCATTGCGTTGCCTCTCTAATAGTCAAAACCCAAACCCCAACCAGCAGGAGAATCGCTCCAAACACTACAGAATCTAAGTGTTGGAACACAGCAGCACTACCAACACCTGTGGCAATGAACACCCACCCCACTCTCACAGTGCCACCACAATCACAGTCACACCGGCCACCAAAGACAGCAGGATAAGCGACCAGCCAATGACACACAGCCGGTTTGACTTAGGTTTGCGTAGATCAGCGCGCAACCCTTGCAAAGCAACATGCTCACTAGCAGGCTTAGGAGTCATCAGGTCGTTATCCCACACAGTGAGCGCCTTCTGGAAGAAAGCCTCATCAGTCAGGATTGCTCGCATCAACTCCGGTGGGAGCTTAGCCGCATGCTCCCTATACCAGGCCACAGTGTCAGCGAGCTCCTTATCAGCCCCGTTCACAGCGGTAATCATGGCCTCTTGGAAGGCCACATCAATCTGCTTATATACGCCCATTGTTTCCACCCTTTCTATTGGACACTCTGAGTGTATAGCGCCACACACAAGAAAAGCAACATCAAATCTTACCGGCGTGTATAGTTGTGGCCATGATGCATCCATCAAGCTACGATCTACAAGACATGACCCTGCCACAGCTCGCTGACCTACGCGAATGGCAGCTGGAACGCCTAGCCAAAGTCACTAACAGTCTGCGCGAGCGTGTCCGAGAAGAGTATGAAGCAGGCACCAACATCAAACAGCTTGCCAAGAAAGCCGGTGTCACCAGGCGAACCATCTACGCCTGGCTGGGAGAATAAGGAAACCCCCCAGAGGTGGAGTCTGAGGGGTTTCACTTGAGAGAGGCACATGGCCTTGAGCTCAGTGTATCACTGGCAAGAATCACATTGGAGCAGGTCCATCGGATCTACTGGGACCGCGAACCCTTCCACAATGTCGCGCTCCATGATTAGGCTTCCTTATCGTATGTGAGAACTGAAGTGAGCAACGACATCAGACCGGCCAGCAGGGAGACTGAGGCAACCTGAATCCAGTCCACATCAAGGATGCCTGCACCGGCAACCAGCGCCGCCAAAGCAACCTGAGCAACAGTTTTCACCGCACGCTCCAACGCGAAATCCCAATACTTCTTCCACTTATCCATCTTGATTCTCCTTCATCGACTTGTCCTCCCACACTGCAGCGAAACAGTATGAGGTTGTAATCAAAGTTACCAAAGCAACACCACCCGTAATCAGGTCGCTGGTAGCACTGTCGTTATTCATCAGCACTGCTACTGAACCGCTGAGAAGCATCAGTGAGCCAAGTGTGAACGCTGCGAAAATGTAGCGCCTGCGAATCTTCCATGACGGTTTCATGTGAGGATAGCCACCATCGGGCTGATGATTGCGGCCAAGAATCCAAAGACCCCGATGACCTGCCACATCCGTTGCTCTAGTTTGCGAATCCGCATCTCATGATCGTCAATCTTCGCTTCTGAGTCAGGCAGTGAGTTAGCAATTTTCTCCAACAGCCTGCCCTGCCGTTGAACCTCCAAATAAATATCCCTCATAGACACTTTCACGCCAGCAGTTTCAGGGTGCTCCTCGGTCATGACTCCCCCAGAAAATCCACTGGGTTTGCAGTGTCACCCCACTTGGCAGACCGGCGAACCTCCCAATGCAAATGTGGCCCAGTGCTCGCACCAGTGTTGCCAGATAGAGCAATCGGATCGCCCTCAGCGACCTTCGCCCCCAACGCTAAATGTGAAGCCTTCTGCAGGTGATAGTAAACAGTGTGAATCTTGTTTGCGTGCTCCAAAATAAGCGTGTTACCGCCAGAAGCACTCTTACCCTTCTTCACCACAACCCCGTAAGCCGGAGCCCTCAACTGTGTTCCCACAGGCAAAGCTACATCCACACCATGATGAAAAGTGCGCTTTTTGGTTATCGGGTGAACCCTGTTGCCGTAAGGCGATTTCGCGTTGATCGCGTACCCGTCAGGCCAGGGCTTAGAGAGCCTCATCAGGCACCTCGGGAGCCGTCACAAACTCGTTAATGTCAGCATCATACAAATCGCCTACACCGGCAAACTTTCCGCGAAAATTACCGTTGTAACTTGTCTGAACCCAAGTCCCACCAAGCCTAGAAACTAGCCAAGACTCACCCTCATCATGTAAATCGTTGCTTGTCACTACAACGCGGAGAACCCTGCTGCTCTCGTCAATCTCAGCCCAGTGCGCCATTAGGTTCCCACTCTCACAATTACTAGACCGGAGCCACCGTTAGCGCCGTTTCCATCTTCAGCACCGCCACCACCACCACCAGTGTTATCGGCTCCTGCTGTTGCATTATTTGCGCCAGTAGCGCCAGCCTTACCGCCACCGACACCGCCAGCGCCACCAACAGCATCCCCACCTCCACCACCGCCACCGGAATAATAGTAAAGCCCACCACTTAACTCACCCGTAGAAGTTGCTGACCCGTAAGTTGAAAAAGCGGAAGAACCAGCGCCACCAATCCCACCATTATCAAGGACTAGAACATTCCCACCGACAGCGCCGGCACCAGCACCACCGCCAGCCGCAGAAGCGTTAGTAGCATTTCCACCAGCGAAACCACTCCAACCGGTAACAGGTTGCTGACCAACACCGTTGGCCCCACCGCCGCCACCACCGTTAGCCCCATTGCCCCCTTGCGAGTTGCCCTGAGAAAAAATGTCAGCGTTCCCACCACCGCCACCCAAAGCAATCAAACCCATAAACGAGGAAATGTTGCCTCGTGCACCAACCTGACTCGCGGCAGCACCAGCACCACCAGCACCACCAGCACCAACCACAACCGACACAGTACCGGCGGACACAAACCTTTGCGTCAAACCATAAACAGCACCACCACCGCCACCGCCACCAGAGTTACCGGCTGTAGCAGAATCACGATTGTTTGCCCCACCACCACCACCAGCGACAAGCAAAACATCAACCATACCCTCATCAGTGACAACCAAATCACCTGAAGAAGTAAACACATGATATGTAAAGCCACCAGCGACAGCAGTGGAGTTACCGCCCGAAATAACAGCAGTTCCAACACCGCTTTCCAAAACTTCCCACGCCGAACCGGAATAGTAGGTGAGCGTGTCAGTGTCTTTCAAGAACGCAAACTGGCCTTCCACCGCAGTCCCAATCGCTGAACCACGCGCAGCAGTCCCAGCAAAGACGAGGACACCCTGCATCAGGTAATCGTTGATGTCATCCTCATCAAGAACCTCACCAGCGACAAACTCTTTGTAACCGC